TATTTATTATCATTGCTATTATTATTGGTAGGAAAGCGTATAAGACGTATATTGCGTAGTTAAAATTAAAAATTATACGTAATAATAAAAGTATTCAATTAAATCAAATAAAATTAAATATGTCAGACGCTATAGTCAAAAACCTAAGCTTTGGAAAAGAAGCAAGTGATAAAGTATTCGCAGGAATAGAAAAATTAACAAGAGCTGTAAGTTCTACATTAGGAGCTAGTGGGAAATGTGTTCTTTTAGAAGATGCTACTGGAAAACCAGTTATAACAAAAGACGGGGTTACTGTTGCTGATTCAATTATATTATTAGATCCTGTAGAAAATATGGGAGCTACATTATTAAAAGAAGCAGCTAGAAAAACCGTTAGAGAAGCGGGAGACGGAACTACTACAGCAACTGTATTAGCACATTCAATTTTGAAGAATGCTTACGCTCTAGAGAATGTAAATTCTAGACAATTAAAAGAAGGTATAAATAAAGCAGTTGATAAAGTTGTAGAATATTTAGAAAGCATGGCTATTCAGGTAGACGATGAAATGCTAGATCAAATAGCTACAATATCTACTAATAATGATCCTGCACTAGGTAAGTTGGTTGGGGACGCTTTTAGGTCTGTAGGTAATACGGGTATTGTAATGATGGAAACCTCATCAGATCCGGAGTGTAGTCTGCAGGTAGTAGAAGGAGTGCAATGTAATATGGGATTAACAAATTCTCATTTTATAACCAATCATAAAAACAAAACGGCAGAGTTAGATAATCCATTAGTATTATTAATTGAATCGCCGGTTGAAAGCATACGACAAGTGCAATCTGTATTAGAGTATGTTATAAAGAATAAAAAGTCTTTGCTTATTATAGGAGACTTAGAACAAGGAGTTTTATCTGCCTTAGCAATGAATAGATCTAAAGGGAATATAAAGATTAATGTTATCAATGCTCCAACTTTCGGAATCAATAGAAAGGAAATTTTAGACGATTTAGCTTTATTAACCGGAGCAACGGTTATAAATGAAGATTTAGGCGATGATTTAGATTTAATACAACCTGAGCATTTAGGAACATGCCTTAAGAGTGTTACCAGTCACGAGGAAACAGTTCTTCACGTTGGAGAAACTCCTGAAGAGATACTTGAGATAATAGATGATATTAAAAAGTCACTATTAGAAAACAACGCGAACTACATGGTTATAAAACTAGAAAAAAGATTAGCTCGTCTAACAGCTAAGATTGCTATAGTTAAAGTAGGCGCAAATTCAGAGATTGAATTAAAAGAAAAAGCAGATAGAATTGAAGATGCAATATGTGCTACGAAGGCAGCTATTAAAGAAGGAATTGTCGCAGGAGGAGGAATTGCTTTATTAAACGCTTCTCAAAATATAGATTGCTTCTCACTTGGTGAAGAGATATTATTAGAAGCAATAAAAGCTCCTTTTAAAACTATATTAGATAATGCTGGAATTGAAAATGCTCCAATAGAAACAATATCAAAGGTTGGGTATGGGCTTAATGTTATAACTGGCGAAACTGTTGATATGATTAAAGCCGGTATAATTGATCCTTTGTTAGTTACTAAAAGTGCATTAAGAAATGCGGCATCTGTTGCTACAACAATATTATCAACTGATTGTGTAATCAATAATTTGAGAGCATAATGAAAGCAATAGGTAGAAATTTAATTATACAAAAAATAAAAGAAGGTACAACCTCAACAAAAGGAGGGTTGTTACTTGCGGAAAACCAACGAGAAGATATTAGATATATAGAGGCTACTGTGTTTTCTATAGGAGATGAAGTTGTTGGTGTTAAAAAAGACGATAAGATATTTTACGACCGCCACGCGGGACATAAAATTGAGATAGATAAAGATATATATTATGTTATAAAACTTGCCGACGTAGTAGTTGTATTATAATGAGACTCGAGGCAAGTGATATTAAAGAAATAGGATTACTTAAACATTATAGGATAATAAGAAGATGGGCATGCAGGAATAATAATTTAACCGATGCTGACTTAGAACTTCTTATATATTTTGATTGTATGGAATTCTTCTCAAAACAAGATTATAAAATAGGTACTTACGCATATAGTTGGGACAATAAACGCTGGAACAATTTATTAAAAGAGGGTTGGATTGTAGTATGGAGAAATCATAACCACACAACTCAAAAATATAATATATATAAAGTTTCATTCAAGTGTAAACAACTTATAAGTCGGATGTATCGTATAATGTTAGGAAAAGAAGATATACCTACAAGTCATAGAAATACTATAATGAGTGGTAAAACATATATGGATACGGTTATGATAACTGCCATAGAGAATACGAACAAAGATAAAACACGAAACAATGAGTTTTAAACAAAAAAGCAGTCCTTTGCAGCAAGGCATATCTAGCCTTTTTAGCTCAGTAGGATCCGCCGTACAGAACATTAGTAATCAAACACAGACACCTAGACCAATGACAGCGGCTGAAATTGCTTATAGTAATACCCCAGCAGGCCAAG